AATGATGGATCTTTTCTATTGTACAATTCTGCCACCAGTGATTCAATCTCACTGTAGATTTCATTGTTAGTTTTATTCATCGTACCTTCTGAGTACTTCTTGAGAAACAATGCAGACTTATATGTCTCGATATCTACCGAACAAGATTCCTTGGAAACTTCCGCATCTACATTCAGCGATACTAGTTTTGCATATTCGACATTATCGAATCGGTCAGGTATCATATTCATCAAACTACTACATCCATTCAGTAGCAGTGCCAATGTAATAAATCCTAAAATTCTCATTGCTAACTCCTCAAAATTATTTATAAGTACTCATAGTATTTTTTCGACTTATCCATTCTGTCTTGTAGTCCGTGAGTACCACCATTGATACGGCGCGATAGTTTCTCTATTATAGCATCATTCATACCCTGATTGCAAATTTCCCAGAGACCATTTGTCTCAAAAAAGAACAGAGCAGATTCAAAAGCGTATTCTTCTGCAACACAATCTGGCATATCCATCACATGTTGGTCGTTAATTGAATCGGCGAATGCTTGATAATTGTTTTTGCCAGTAAGTTGTAGTGCGCCTCGACCACGAAACTTCCATCCATCACCAGATTCTTCTTTGCCATTGCCCATGCGATTAGAGTACACAACATTGGCTATCTTTTCTGGCTGTCTCTCATACTCTGTGGCATCTCTTCCTGCTCGGGCGAAATATTTACCAAACACCGAGTCTAATGCTTTCGCTGAGTAGTTTAAGTTTTCACTGAATGCGCTAAAGTTGCCAGATTCGTGAGCGACTTGACCAAAGAAATGTGCCGCTTCTAACTCGGTTAAATTGTAATGCGACATTGCCGCACGAATGGTATCTCCGCCAAAGATTCCATCATTAGCGGCGCCCACTATGCCGCATCTCTCTTGTAGTAGTTTAACTGACATTGTTACTCCTGAATAAAACTGGCGAATGAGTGCCGTACTTCGTCTTCTTGAAGTTGCATGCCCTTACGGACTGCTTTGAACAAATTCTTCGCGTGGGTGTCGTTGGCTCGTGTGTGTAAGCCACTCTTGAATGACTTGTAATCGTTATTAGATGCATGTGTTCGCATCTTAGTGCCACTGATACCAGTAACGCCTTCTGCATCGGGATCACGCTCACCCGCAGATACGATTTTCAAGTGTTTAAAGTCATAGTCTTTACCATTGTATTTATCAGCGAGTCGCTGAAATTCTTGCACTCTGTCAGAACCAGCGATCATAGTAACATGTGTGTGTCCTTCCTGATGCATCTTTTTTAGGTGTGCAATGAAGTGTGGATGCTGTTTGGAAGATGCTTCAAATTTGGTGGTGTTATGAATAGACTTTAGATACTTGATCTTGTCATTGGCAGAGAGAGGATTTTTATGTTTGTCCTGAGAATGACTCACAATGACTCGGTGATCCGCATTACGCTTTCGCGCCTCAGACTGCACCTTATCAATGAGTTTACTGTGTCCAGCGGTGGGCGGATTGAGCCTGCCAAAAGCAAATACTATATGCTTTTCTTTTGCTTCATTTATATTACGGAACATGGTTTAAAATCTCTTTTATTAGAGTACTATTAGTATCTATTTATACTAATCGTTAAACCTATTTATCTATCCCAGGCTTTTATAGCGGTGAAATTGTTGTATGAGAATTCCATACGGTCAACAAGTTTGACGGCATTACCGTTTACTCTATCTATAGCAACAAAGCCTTCAGGATTAACTACCTTGAAGCCTTGTTTGGTGCGGACGAATGTGTCCGTTATTTGTTTTACTTTATTGAGTTTGGAAACAATCATCATCTTAGCAGACACAAGAAGATTCTGGAAGATGATGACGTTTTCAAGTAAGCTGAGTAGCTTACCGAGTTCTCGGAGGGTCTCGGTCTTTTTGTCCTCAATTGCTATTTGGCTCTTCTCGGTCTTTAACTTGGCTTTTTCTTTGTCGAATTTATCTTCAACCCAAGTTAGATAACCTTTAGCGTGTGCCTTTGGATTAGTAATCTCTGCACCAATTCTGACTTTGGAATTATTGTACGTCTTCAGACTAGCACCAATAAATTTGCCTACCAGTGAATCTTGTAGTCGTAAGAACTTAGCTAATTCAGTAGAGTTAATTTTGTTAAACTGTCTACCTGTCTCAGACAGTTTCGCAGTAACGGCGGCTGTCTCTGTTGCAGTAAATGTGGCGGTGCCGGAATCGTCCTTGTATGTTGCATCATCCATCCATACATTTTTGTTCCAGTTGAGTTTGGAAATGTTAGCACCGAATGATGCAGACATTTTCTCAAGTGAAGAACCCGTGTATGTGGTATGCCAAACGACACCAATTTTTGCAGATTTGATTTTCTTTTCCAATGCTGAATCTCGTTGAACAGCATAAACAATTGCGTTAGGTTGAAATGTTGTCCACTTCTTACCATCGATAGTTTCATTCTCGAGGTCTTCTTTCGTGAACATCAAATCGCCCTGTAGGACATTTTTGATTCCCAATTTTCCAAACTCAACCAGAGCAAGTTTGAACTTAGGTTTCAGAGCGGCTGGTAACCTAGTGTCGGTATCGATCTCTCCAATCGTTTTATATAACAGAGGAGTCTTATTGAATACAGACTTCTTTGCTACGAAAAATTTACCGTCACTCGGGTCAATACCCGCAAAAATAGCTGGTGCACCATCCCACTTAACTGTCATGTTCAGCGAGGATCTGGAGTGTCCAGCCATCATATCTCTTAATGAGCGTAGAAAATTGACAGCACCTCTGCCGCCATTTATTCCGAAATTTATTATCTCGTCCTCAAGGTGCTCCAAGTGCAAATTCTTGCCTTGGGCATCCTCATTGAGATAACTAGAGAATTTTATCATCGGTCTTCACGTCCACTATTTTCTTTTTTGGTTTCTTCTTGACAGGTTCTGGCTCAATATACGGCTCTTCTATTTCTGCCGTGGGCGAGAACTTATCTTTCATATCCCGCATTCTCTTTCTAAGTTCTTTATTCTTAGATTCAAACTCTAGAGTGCGTTCACTTTCATATTTATGTCTTCCGCGAAGTTCACTGCATTCCTCGGTCAATTTTTTGTTGTTTGCCCCTATAAGTGCATTAATTTTTTGCACTTTAGCATGTGCTATCTCTAATGCAACCAAGTCTCGTTGTGTAATCTTTAGCTTGGCGTATATGTCAAATTTTTCTAAGTAATCGATTGTCAATGCTTCTTGGAGAGTTCTTACTCGTTCCTCATTGAATATCTCATCTTCAGTTTTTACATGTTCATTTTCTTCAGTCATAAAATATGTACCATCACTCGTGTGAATCTCCGACTTTCTTCTTAACATCTTTGACCACGTTGCGTAGCTTCACAGACGTAGGGTCTTTCTTACCATATGTGTCTGCCAAGGGAGAATATGGATTCGCGGCTGCAATTCCTTGCATCACTTCTGTGAATCCACCATTAGGTTTTACTGCATCGCCAGTGCCGCCAACTATATTCATAGCAAAAAGCATCTTAGAGCAGTGTGGGTTATCTTCAAGAAATGTCTCACCAGCACTAATGCTCATAAACTTTTCCCATTCTTCACCGGTTTCGTTATTCTTAAATCTATATGTGGGCATTATATATCCAATCAGTGTGTTGCCTTTTATTTATACACCAAAATCGGTAAGCGTATTCCGAAATTGTAATTCTTCTTTCATCATCTCTTTGATGGAAGGGCGAATTCTATCATTAACATTCTGTAGGACTGCTTCAATATGGGCTGTATCCATATCACATAACTTTATATACGATAGCGGTTGGTCACCGTTAATGCCATATGTTCCCCATTCACAGGCTTCTCTGCATACTGGATGATCTGAATCAGTTGTTACAGTAAGATATTCTTCATCACCATTAGCACTGGATCTAACGTAATCTAACCCACCGTCAATCATGTACTCTTTACCGTTCTTATCAATGTGAGTAACATAATCATGGCGATGCCGGCTTGTCAGTACTGTTCCATCGGGTGTTCTGAGTGCGTTATAAA